TTGGCGAAGAGGTTGACCGTGAACTGAAATATAATCTCAAAGCCAAAAAGTTTGATGAAACGGTTATCGATGAAGAGACTGGAAAAGAGAAGAAAGTTAAGAAGAATGGTTTTGTGGTAAGTCCGGCGGATATCAGCGGTTATGCCAGATTCTTTGAAAAGTACACGCAGGATGAGGATGGAAATTCCATTCTTAATCCTCATTGGGAAAGCAACAATGAATATAATTTGATGTTCATCAAAGCCCAAGAGCGTTATGCAAACGACTTGTTGAAAGCAAAGAAGCGCGTATTTCTGAATGAAGTCTATGAGATGCTCGGACTTCCGAGAACAAAAGCCGGACAGATTGTTGGTTGGGTTTATAATCCGGAAAATTCTAAAGGAGATAATTACATTGATTTCGGTCTGTATTCTGATAATCTAAGTTATTCGGATTATGTCAATGGATTCGACCAGGCAATCCTTTTGGATTTTAATGTGGATGGGAACATCTGGGATTTGATGTGAGAGATAAATTTATAACTATCCCTAGGAGTTATTACGATTCTTGGGGATAGTTTTTATTTGGGAGGAATTTATGCGCAAGTTAATCAAAGTAATAGCGGTTCCGATCTTGTGTGGTATCGTGATAGCATCTTCGTTCTTTGTATCCGAATTTCACTCAGAAGGGGAAGACGTTGTAGCAATACCTAGGGCCAGCGTTGTCGAAAAGACAGAACCGGTTATTACAGTTTTGCAAGAGGAATCCATTCCAATTGCCACTGAGGAAATGGAGGGATCAGAAGAAGTTATACCGAAAATGTCGAGAGAAGATGTAGAGTTAATCGCCCTAGTTACTATGGCAGAAGCCGAAGGTGAATGTGAAGAAGGAAAACGCCTTGTTATCGATACTATATTGAATCGGGTAGATTCCGAACATTTTCCCGATACGGTATATGAAGTGGTTTATCAACCGAATCAATTTTCATCTATGTGGAATGGTCGAGTGGACAGGTGCGAAGTCCGAGCGGATATTTGTGACCTTGTCTATGAGGAACTGGAGTCAAGGAGCAATTACGATGTTGTATTCTTTACGGCAGGAGAATACAGTGCGTATGGCGTTCCGATGTTCCAAGTTGAGAATCATTATTTTTCAAGGTATGAGTGAAGAAAGGAGAATCATCATGCGTAATCTTTTAGCATTTGTGTCTTATACACTGGTGGCAATGTCCGGTATCTGCTTTGTTGGTGGAATTGCAATTCTATCAACGGGAAGGGAGCATTGATATGGACGGCTTGGAGAATGTAATATCGGTACTGGACTATGTTCTGGATACTAAGAGAAAAAGACATATTATGGGAGGCATTCTGTTGAGTGTCTCCTTTCTTTTTGGCGGTTTGGCAATAACCGTAATGACAATTAAAAACGAGGAGGAAGAGGATGAGCAGTAAAGGATTGACTTTCCTTGCTTTTATTGCTGGAGCGGGGATTGGTTCTGTATGTACATGGCAACTTCTGAAACGGAAATATGAGCTGATCGCTCAGGAAGAAATCGACTCCGTAAAAGCAGCTTATGCCGAAAGAGAAAGCGGGAAAGAGTTTCATGATGGCCTTAAAGTAGCGGAAGATAGAACTCCGAAGGATGTAGACGACATGGATTTCAAAAAGTACGCGTCTATCATTCAGAAAGAGGGCTATACGGATTATTCCAAAACGGTTGAGGAAAAGAAAGGAGAGGCGTTTGTGGAAAAACCTTATGTCATCTCGCCAGAGGAATTTGGCGAATTTGAAGAGTATGAAAAAATCAGCCTCACTTACTATGCGGACGAAGTTCTGGCTGACGAGAATGATGAAGCGGTAGACGATGTGGAGGAAATTGTCGGTAAGGAATCTCTGAATCATTTCGGGGAATATGAAGACGACTCTGTGTTTGTCCGAAATGACCGGTTAAAGTGCGATTATGAAATCCTGCTTGACCAGAGAAACCATTCCGATGTTGTAAAAACGATGCCACATCAAATGGAGGAGTAATGACAAAGAACGAGCTTAACGATGCATATTTTAACTGGATGTATCAGCTTGTATTTGATGGGAGATATTCAAAGAGATTATCGTATCGAAAGCTTTTAAGAGAGCTGCATCGAATTGAATTTACTTACAGTATTCCGATGGATGGAAATCGGGCGGAAGATGGAGTGGACTTAAGGTATCGGTTTGGTTATGAAAACGGATACAGCAGCTCTATGGTTTCCACCTATTTGGATAATCGGACTTGCAGTGTGCTGGAAATGATGATCGCGCTTGCGATTCGGTGTGAGGAACATATTATGGATGATCCAGACATTGGAAACCGAACTGGACAGTGGTTTTGGAATATGATTGTCAATCTTGGGCTGGGTTCTATGAATGATTCCAAGTTTGAGAGAGATTATGTCGAGGACATTGTCCAGAAGTTTCTGGATCGGAAATATAGCCGTAATGGTGACGGTGGGCTGTTTACCGTAAATCACAGTCGATACGATTTGAGGTCTATTGAAATCTGGTATCAGATGTGCTGGTATTTGGACGAAAATACTTAGAAGGAGAGATTACTATGAGCCACAGCGAAGTAATGAAGTGGTTTGAAAACTATTTTCCTGATTATTCAGGGGATCGGATTGATGTATGGTTCCCAAATGGAAGGAACAGCATCCGTATCCGCCAGAAAAATGGTCAGGAATTTATATTCACTTATCATAGTCAGAAAGATTGGAGATTTGAGACAATTACCAGTTTTCTGAATGGAATGAAGGGAGGAAAAAAGTAAGATGTGTGAGGTTATGAACTATATTTTTGGAAGTCTTAGCAATTCGGAGACGGCAATCCGGTCCATTCGGAAATCCCTGAATAAACAGGCCCGCTATAACCGGAAATTAAGCACATTTGCTCTTATCATGACGGTTAATCTGGTTCTCCTGGAGCTGGATCGTGTGGAGCAGAAAAAGAGGATTGAGAAACTGGAATCGACAATAGAGGAAATGAAGCGCGATAAAGGAGAGTAAAAAATGAGATGATCGACTTTTTGATGATTTCCACACGTAGTACAAAGCGTGGTGTAATTGAAATCTATCCGAAGTTCATTATTAAGAAAAGCTCCGATCTGATGATTCGAGGTGGTGACTTCTACGCTATCTGGATTGAGGAACGAGGTTTATGGTCTACAGATGAACAGGACGCTTTACAACTTATCGACCGTGAACTGGATAGGTACGCAGAAGAAAGCCGCCAGCGCTTTGACTCTGAAATAAAAGTTCTTCACATGTGGGATGCAGAGTCTGGAATGATTGATTCCTGGCACAAATATTGTCAGAAACAAATGCGGGATTCTTTCCACATGCTGGATGACAAATTGATATTCTCCAACACAAAAACCAATAAAAAAGATTACGCCAGTAAAAAGCTGGAATATCCGCTTGAAGCTGGCGATTTGTCTGCTTATGACCAATTGATGTCTACTCTGTACTCTGAGGCTGAGCGACAGAAAATTGAATGGGCTATCGGTTCTGTGGTATGTGGAGAATCGAAAAAACTGCAAAAATTTATGGTTCTGTATGGAGCTGCCGGAACAGGTAAATCCACAGTTCTCAATATTATTCAGCAGCTCTTTGAAGGGTATTATTCGGTCTTTGACGCAAAAGCTCTGGGGTCGTCCAGTAATTCTTTTGCGTTGGAGGCATTCAAGAGTAATCCGCTTGTTGCGATCCAGCATGATGGCGATTTGTCAAGAATTGAGGATAATACCAGGTTAAACAGCTTGGTGTCCCATGAGCTGATGACCGTAAATGAGAAGTTCAAATCGACTTACTCCAACCGATTCAAATGCTTTTTGTTCATGGGTACCAACAAGCCGGTAAAGATTACAGATGCAAAATCTGGTTTGATTCGACGGCTGATTGACGTATCTCCTTCGGGAAACAAACTGAATCCGAAAGAATACAAAACGATTATGAAACAGATTGAATTCGAACTGGGAGCGATTGCATATCACTGCCAGGAAATCTATCTAAACAATCCTGGTCTATATGATGACTATATCCCCATTGCAATGCTGGGAGCATCTAACGATTTCTATAATTTCATTATCGATTCCTACCATGTATTCAAACGGGAAAACGGCACGACTTTGAAAGCTGCCTGGGAGATGTATAAGACCTATTGTGATGAAGCAAAAGTAGGCTATCCGTTTTCTCAGAGAGTTTTTAAAGAAGAACTGAAGAACTATTTCTATGACTACAAAGAGCGATTCAATATGGAAGACGGTTCAAGAGTGAGAAGTTATTATATCGGATTCCGGACTGAAAAATTCGAAGAGGAAACGATTGTGGAAAAGCAGGAGGAAAAACCGTCATTATTACAATTTGATGCGGTCAAGTCCGTTTTTGATAAAGTGTGTTCCGATTGTCCAGCACAATATGCAACGGACAAAGAAACGCCTTCTATGAAATGGGACAAGGTAAAAACGAAGCTGTCTGATTTGGATACTTCTAAAATCCACTATGTTAAAGTCCCGGAAAACCACATTGTAATTGATTTTGATATTCCAGATAAGGAAGGGAATAAATCCTTCGAACGGAATGTAGAAGAAGCATGCAAGTGGCCGGCGACTTATGCAGAGCTAAGCAAAAGCGGAAAGGGGGTTCATCTTCATTATATTTATACGGGAGATGTGAAAAAACTGAGTCGTATTTATGACGACCACATCGAAGTGAAAGTGTTCACGGGTAAAAGCTCATTACGAAGAAAACTTACAAAGTGTAATGATTTGCCCATCGCAACGATTAGCTCTGGTTTACCGATGAAAGGAGAAGATAAAATGGTAAATTTTGAAGCGATTAAAAGCGAGAAAGGGCTTAGAACACTAATCAAGAGAAATCTGAATAAAGAAATTCATCCGGGTACTAAGCCCAGTATCGACTTTATCTACAAAATACTGGAGGACGCATATTCCAGCGATTTGAGTTATGACGTGACGGACATGCGGAATGCGGTTTTAGCATTTGCTGCGAACAGTACGCATCAGGCCGAATACTGTATCAAGCTGGTTAATAAGATGCAGTTTAAATCAGCAGACCCTTCCACAGCGGGGAGAAACGAAGAAGCAAAGTTGGTATTTTACGATATTGAGGTATTTCCAAATCTGTTCCTTGTAAACTGGAAAATCGAGGGCGAAGGAAAGCCTGTGGTGCGTATGATTAACCCGACTCCAACGGAGATTGAGGAATTGATGCGATTCCGGTTGGTCGGGTTTAACTGTCGGCGATATGATAATCATATTCTGTATGCAAGACTCATGGGTTATACAAACGAGCAACTTTATAACCTCTCGCAAAAAATCATCAGCGGCAGCCCCAATTGTTTCTTTGGAGAAGCCTACAATGTTTCTTATACAGATGTGTATGACTTTGCATCTGCTGGAAATAAAAAGAGCCTGAAGAAATTGGAGATTGAGATGGGTATCCACCATCAGGAGTTGGGACTTCCGTGGGATCAACCGGTTCCGGAAGAAATGTGGACGAAAGTTGCCGAGTATTGTGATAACGATGTAATTGCAACCGAAGCGGCATTCCATTATCTGAAAGCTGACTGGACAGCACGACAGATTCTGGCAGATTTGGCTGGAATGACGGTGAATGATACGACCAATACGCTTACCCAGAAAATTATATTTGGAAATGAGCGGAAACCACAGGATCAGTTCAATTACCGAAATCTGGCAGAGCCAGTGCATCACCTTGATGAAGAAACCTATTCCTTCTTGGCCGAAGCGTGTCCTGAAATGATGGCGCAAACGCATGGCGATGAAGGAAGTCTCTTACCATATTTTCCTGGATACAAGTATGAGAATGGAAAATCGACATATCGAGGAGAAGAAGTTGGAGAAGGCGGTTATGTCTATGCAGAACCTGGTATGTACGGAAATGTGGCATTGCTGGATATTTCCTCTATGCATCCTCATAGTGCAATTGCAGAAGTTCTGTTCGGTGTGAAATTTACGAGAGCCTTCCGTGACATTGTGGAAGGACGAGTCAGCATCAAACACGAAGCTTGGGACGAAGTCAATCATATGCTGGATGGGAAGTTGACACCATATATCCAGAAGGTCATTGACGGAGAGATGAAAGCAAAGGATTTAGCGAATGCTTTGAAGACGGCAATCAACTCGGTATATGGTCTGACTTCTGCTAACTTCGAGAATCCGTTCCGTGATCCGAGAAACAAAGATAATATTGTAGCCAAACGAGGAGCTCTGTTCATGATTAACCTCAAGCATGAGGTACAGGAACGGGGCTTTACTGTTGCTCACATTAAGACAGATTCTATCAAGATTCCCGATGCGACGCCGGAGATTATCCAGTTTGTTATGGATTACGGAAAGCGATATGGTTATACCTTTGAGCACGAGGCTACATATGACCGGATGTGCCTGGTAAATGACGCTGTCTATATTGCCAAGTATAAAGACGGAAAATGGACAGCCACAGGAACTCAGTTCCAGATTCCCTATGTCTTCAAAAAACTTTTCAGCGGCGAAGAAATTGTCTTTAAAGATATGTGTGAAACCAAGTCGGTAAGCAGCGCTTTATATTTAGACATGAACGAGAAACTTCCGCAGCTTACAACCGAGGAAGAAAGGGAATTAAATGCCATCGACAAGGCTTGGAATAGTCAGGCTGGAGGGAAATCTCTTGAAGATGTCGCATCTAAATACGGATATACATACGAAGAAATAGGAGCAAGATACAGCGAACTTTGTAAAAAAGATGAGGCGACTCACAATTATATTTTCATTGGACGAGTTGGTCAGTTCTGTCCAATTAAGCCTGGAGCCGGCGGCGGTTTGCTCATGCGGGAAAAAGATGGGAAATATTATGCAGCTACCGGATCAAAAGGCTATCGGTGGTTGGAGTCCGAAATGGTTAAAGAACTCTCCAAAGAGGATTCTATTGATCGTTCCTATTATGACAAGCTTGTAGACGACGCAGTGGAAACCATATCCAAATACGGTGACTTCGAATGGTTCATATCCGATGATCCTTATATTCCAAAACCTAAACTCGAGGACTTTATGAACATTCCAGAAGACGCTGATGAGGAAATACCATTTAATTAAAGAAGAGGAGAAGTATATTATGGCTTACAAAAATGTACCCAATATCATTATTGAAAACGCAAGAATTATTTTTCGAAACTTCCGAGGCGAAGAGTCTAAATACAATCGGGCTGGAAACCGGAACTTCTGTGTCATCATCGAAGATCCGGAACAGGCGGAGAAACTCTCCAATGATGGATGGAATGTAAGAGTGCTGGCTCCGAGAGACGAGGATGAAGAGCCGAGACATTATATTCAGGTGGCAGTCAGCTTCGAGAATATTCCGCCTAAGGTGTATATGATTACCAGAAAGACAAAAACACCGTTGGATGATGAATCCATTTCCACTTTGGACTATGCGGAGATTCGGAATGTTGATTTGACGATTCGACCGTATTCTTGGGAAGTGAATGGTAAGACCGGAATTAAGGCTTATCTGAAGACGATGTATGTTACCATCGAAGAGGATGAGTTTGCTGAAAAGTATGCGGAGGAAGAAGGCCCGGAAGAAGTTCCATTCCACTAACAAGCGACAAATAGGGTGCCTGATATTGCCAGCAAGACTTTATTGTTATGTCGGCTTCTAGGAATTGCTGGATATTTTAAAGTTGGAAATTCTTTGATCAAACCAATGACTATGGCTGATGATTTGAAGAATTACTGGTTTACACCTATATATTTTTCAGATGTGTGGACTATGAGAAGATTATTTCACAGTATATAAAAGTTTATGAGGAGGGATAAGCGTGAATGAACGATTGAAAGCATTAGAAAAAGAGCTGGATAGTCTGTTAAATATGGCTCCCATAGAAGATGACTGCACGAAGAATGAAAACGAGATGTATTCGGATATGGCGAACCTGAAAAACAGCATAACAGCGGTTCTTGAGGAGCAACGGAATGGCCGTTGAATTGTATGACTATCAAATAGTAGCAGTAAAAAAAATGAGAAATGGTTGTATTCTGTGTGGCGGCGTTGGAAGCGGAAAATCAAGAACAGCATTAGCTTATTACTATCTCCAGAATGGCGGAAATCCGGATTGCTTGATGGGGGTTGAGGATTATGTTGCGATGGACGACCCCCCAAAGGACTTATACATCATCACAACAGCCAGAAAGCGGGACACGATGGAATGGGAGGGTGATCTTTCGCCCTTCCTTCTTTCGGTTCACGAGGATGTCAATCTATATTCAAATCAGATTGTCGTGGATTCCTGGAATAATATCAAGAAGTACGAGGATGTAAAGGATGCTTTCTTTATATTTGACGAGCAGAGAGTGATAGGCTCCGGAGCTTGGGTGAAGGCGTTTTTGAAAATCACCAAATCAAATCAGTGGATTCTATTGTCTGCAACTCCGGGAGATACCTGGCTGGATTATATTCCGGTATTCATCGCAAATGGGTTTTACAAAAACCGGACAGAATTCATCCGAGAACATGTGGTTTATAGTCGATTCAGTAAATACCCAAAGATTGACCGATATTTTAATACTGGGAGATTGATTCGACTCAGAAATTGTATTTTGGTGAATATGGATTTCAAGCGTCAGACGGTTTCTCATCACGAAGATATATTTGTTCGATACAGCATAGAGCGATACAAGGATGTTGGACGAACACGATGGGACCCGTATAAGAATGAGCCGATTGCGAATGCCGCCGGTCTTTGCTATGTATGGCGGAAAATCGTGAATACGGACGAGTCACGACAGATCGCCTTGATGGAAATTGTAGAGAAGCATCCCAGAGCCATTATATTTTACAACTTTGATTATGAGCTGGAGCTTTTGAAGGGGTTGTTTCAAATTTATGAAGATGATGGGATTTTTGAAATCGCGGAGTGGAATGGCCATAAGCACCAGCCAATTCCAGAGTCAAAAAGCTGGGTATATCTTGTTCAATACAATGCTGGAGCCGAAGGATGGAACTGCATCAAGACAGATACCATTATATTCTACTCACAGAACTATTCTTACAAAATCATGCAGCAATCTGCGGGGCGAATAGACAGGTTGAATACGCCATTCAAAGATTTGTATTACTATCACTTGAAATCTCGTAGTGGGATTGATTTGGCAATTAGTAAGGCACTGAAAGATAAGAGAGATTTTAATGAATCGAGGTTTGTGAAGTGGTGAAAGGAGATCAACCATGAACGAAGAGTATTTGGAAGTGGATTTTAAAAAGTATTGTAAAACCTGTAAACGCAAGGAATTGGGAGAAAAATTCGACCCATGTAATGAGTGTCTGGATTATGGATACAATCTCAATTCCCAGAAACCTATGAAGTGGGAGGAAAAGAAAAAATGAGTTACCAATACGATCGATATTTGGCGCAGCATAAATCTAACGTTGAAGCAGGATTTCGCTGGTTGCAGAAAAATCTCCCTAAGATCACGGAAGCCAGCGGCGCGGAGCATAATATCGTATTTGCACATGACCAATCCAAAACGGAGGCTGATGAATACGGCCCCTATGATATTTACCTTTATGGAGGAAATCGCTCTTATTCAGTAGTTGAGGATTTTAGAAAAGCTTGGTTATTACACATTCATCGCAACCCTCATCATTGGCAGTATTGGGTACTGATTAACGATGATCCGGAAGAAGGCGAAATCATTTTAGAGATGCCTTACTGTTATATTCTGGAGATGATTTGCGATTGGTGGTCCTTTAGTTGGTTTAAAGGAAACTTGCTGGAAGTTTTCTCCTGGTATGAAGAACACAAAAACTATATAAAACTGCATCCGAATACGAGAAAATTGGTGGAGGATATCTTAGGACGCATCAAAAATAAACTTGGGGAGGTGATGGCGAATGAAATCAACAGATAGTGTTATCGTGAGTTGGGATTTTTCTCATGGAAAAGATGTTGGTGTTCTGATTGTTGGAAAGCAGGAGAAAGGCAAAGTCGAAATCATCAACGCCTATCAGGGAGAAGAGGCCAAAGAAATTTATCAAAAGCTGGTATTCCCCAAATCAAAGAAAACCAGTTTTAGCAAGGAGAAAACCACATGAAGCAGCCGAAAAAATTAACCAGAGAGCAAAAAGAATGCTTATCTGCTCATTATTTAAACTGTAAAGATTGGATGTTGGTTGAGGAGACGGAATTCTATTACCGCATTATCAACAAGAATACAGGAACGATAAAGAGCGTGGATAAATTCAGAAGAGTAAAAAGGAGAAAAAATCATGAAAACAATTAAAAACAACTGGAAAGTAGCTTTAATTGTAGCAGTTGGTATTATTACTATTATTTTGTTAGGTGTGTTTTGTATACAGAGTTCCCAGAACAGAGCATTTACCTTGGAAGAGCAAGTTAATACTGCTGATTCTGACATTAAAGTTCAGGAAAAACGACGTGTAGATTTGGTTTACAACCTTGCTAATTGTGTTAAGCAGTACGATAAGCATGAAGCGGAAACATTGACGGCGATTGTTGAAAATAGAGGATCTACCGGTGATATCGAAAACGTTACTACAGCTATCACGGCGGTGTCAGAAGCGTATCCAGAATTAAAATCTAATGAAAATTATAAAGAGTTAATGAATGAACTTTCAATTACAGAAAATTTAATTGCAGAATATCGGAGTAACTACAATAAGCAGGTAAAAGAATACAACCGATATATACGCAAATTCCCGACAAGATTTTTTCTCAATATTCTCGGATATGAGGTTCGGAAATATACCTATCTTGATTATAGTGCTCCTGCCGATGCTCCGCAGAATCTGTTTGGAGAGTAAAAGCTATGAGAGGACGCAAGCGTAGAAGTTTTGACTTCGGAAATTTCGAGATTACGAAATGGGAAATACTGGTAAGTGTATCGATTGTCGCTATTATGCTTCTGATTGGAGTCCTTAACGCTGGAAAAATTTCGGATTATCAATTGGATAAAAATGAAAAATACAACAAGGCAATAAAAATAGAATCGCAGGAACTGTTTGAGTATGGAATGAGGACGAATGCCGGGAACGCTTTTGTATATGGCGATTTGAAAGCAGTCGATACAGTTACATATCCTGAAATTGGTGGAGAATACATTTATATTGAAAAAGTGAAAGAACGATATACAATGCATACTCGCCAGGTTGCACATACAACAACTATGAATGGAAAAACCCATACTTACTATACAACGGAAACCTATTGGACATGGGATTATGCTGGTAGTGAGGAACGGATATGTGATGAAATATCATTTTTAAATCACGTTTTTTCAGTTAGTAAAATCGACCTGCCGGGAAAGGAATATATAGACACTGTTAAAGAATCCGGGCACATTCGTTATAAGTATTATGGAGTTGGTTTAAACTTTACCGGAACCATATTTACAGAACTGGCTGATAAAACAATAGCCGATAACTCACCATTTTATGAAAATATGAAGATTGATGAAACTATAGAATACTTAGAAACCGATTTTGCAATGTGGATATTCTGGATTATTTGGATGGTCTTAATTGGAGTCTGTGTTTACAGTTTCTATTATATCGACAACAAATGGCTTGAGTAATTGGAGAATTTGGGAGAGGGTCGAGCAATAATGAGGGCGACCACAAGGCGGATATAGTAGTTGCATAAGGGATGAGTCCGCTATAAGAAAGGAGAAAAAAACGTATGAATCTTAAATCAGTGAAAATTATTGCGGTGGATTTCGATGGAACTTTATGCGAAAACAGCTGGCCAGAAATCGGAGAGCCAAACGAAGAACTGATAGAGTATCTTCGTAATCGGAAAAAGGATGGAGATAAGTTAATTCTCTGGACCTGCCGCGTGGAAGACATGCTCCAAAAAGCTGTTGAGTGGTGTAAGGAGAGAAATCTGGTGTTTGATGCGGTCAATGAGAATCTTCCGGAAATCATCGAGAACTTTGGTTCTGATACCAGAAAGATTTTTGCAAATGAGTATATAGATGACCGGAATATTTGGCCGCTGAAAGATGATGTGACCGATGTTCTTTATCTTTGCGATGGTAAAAGTTGTGGCGATACTTGTCCGGGTGTGGAATGTAAGCATACATCGGATATATCCCACGCTAAGAATTTTGCAAAGGATGCTTATGATTCTTATTGGGAGAAAGAAGCTGAATCTGAAACTAAAGATCCTGGTTCTCATGAGAAATCCAATATGGAATCATGGGCGGAGAGAGAAGTGGAAATTGCCTGCAAACGCGAAGCACCTGATCGTGAACCTGGAGAATGGGACTACGGATGTGCTTGTTACGAAAGTGCATTAAAAGCATTTAATAGCCTTTGTGAAGACGGTCATAGCGGTTTCAGCATTGGTATGACAAAACAGATTCTGAATCGGTTGATCGAATGTAAGCCACTCACTTCGATTGAGGATACAGAAGACGTGTGGGACAATACCACAGACTTTGGTGGACATCGCGGGGAAGTCGCAAACTATCAGTGTAAGAGAATGAGTTCTCTTTTCAAATATGTATATGTGGACGGCTCTGTTAAATATCGTGATGTTAATCGCTTCTATGGCGTGAACCTAGATAATCCAAATGCTTCCTATCATAGCGGACTGATTGACCGAGTAATGGAAGAAAAATTCCCAATTACCATGCCATATTTTCCAGAGAGTAAGCCATTTTATGTGTATTGTGAAGAGTTCCTTACTGACAGAAAAAACGGAGACTATGATACGGTTGGAATTCTTTATATCATCAAGCCGGATGGAGAACGCGTGGAGATCAATCGGTATTTCAAAGAGGGAGAAAAGGACTTCGTTGAAATCGACGTTGCTGAATATGAAATACGCCAGAAGATGCATGAGGAACGGCTGGAGAAAATGAAGAAAGACTGTAACGGCTGCTTCGGAGCAGCGAACAATGATTGTCTGCGTTGCGAGGAGGAACTTCAGTATGAATCGGAATAGGTTTCTCCAGGGATTAAAAAGCAACATCCAGCTTTCCGAAAAAGAGAGGCGGCGGATTATTCGGAGAAGTCTTCAGAAACATTCCTGGAAAACAAAATGTACCGTAGCGATGGAGGAATTCGCAGAGCTTCAGCAGCAGATTAGTAAACAGGTTCGAGGTTATGGCGATAGAATTGGACTCTTGGAAGAGATGGCAGATGCTTATATTTGTCTGAACTTCCTGGAGTCCATTTTTGATATTAAGCCAGAGGATTTACAGAAAGCCATTGATGTGAAGCTGGAACGGGAAAGGAGAAATTTGTGATGATCGATTTACATGTAGAGGGGTATTGTCAAGAATGCGCGGGTTTTCAACCATGTATTGAGAGATTGTATGCGGATGGCAAAATTATCGCACAAACCGTTTACTGTGAGAATCGAGAAAGATGCGCTAATATCTATGAATTTGCGCACGAAAAAGTAGGAAAGGAGATTGGTAAGGATGATTAAAAACGAATTCCCAGAGTGGATTTATAGTCCGGTCAACGATCCTATGTGGAACAATTTATTTGAACGAATTGAAGATGCACTTGGTTTTAAACTCTTCATTTGGCAGAAGACTTATATTATGGGATTAGGATATAGATGTTCAGGACAGACGACTGCCGATGTTCTTAGAAATTTAGTAGGAGAACGTACATCCGAGTCGATATATTTGGAACGACCTAAAAATCGCATGGAAGATTTTTATCAGAAGGAACTTATCGAGATAAAAAGAAAGCTGGACGATAAAGGTATAATTTCAAGAGACATAGAGAGGAAAAAACGATGACGATTGAGCGTTTATTAAAAGAACTCGGAGAACGCCATTTTGAAGTTCTTTGGAGATATGAAGTCTTAACAAATTCTATCGTTATTCAGATGGATAAAAGATACTGCCATCAATGGTATAGGTTAGCTCGTAAAGTTACATTAGATGATTTTCATCATTTTATAACCGATCAGTTTGAAGATACTATGGTTCGATTTTTAAAGGAAATGGCTCAAGAACTGGAGTATCAAATTAAAGTCGCACCGGAACCCATGAAAGGAGAAGACAATGATTAAAATTGAAAACGTTGAAGTTATGGGTTGGGAACATGCTATTCGAGGGATACGGAACCCGATGAACAGTTGGGAGAAATCCGATAGTGGAATCTGCAAAGGTGGGGATGATGGTATCGGATGTGAGAACTGTGCCAATTATGATTCCTGCGAGCATACATACGATCATTCCTGGCAGCTCGGTAAAGCAGATCACGATTTGATGATGCGACTTGCGGATACGAGGTATCGGCGAATGATTACGGTGAATCTGGACATCACGGCTCCGCTGTATTGGTGGAAAGATTTTTATACCTACGAGGTTGGAACTGTTGCGAACTCTTGTAGCACGATGCATAAGATTACTGCGAAGGAATTTGAGTGGTCAGATTTTAGCACAGAACATCTTTTGAATTTTGGAATGTGGGGTGAACAGTTTACTGATGCTGACGCAATATATGCTCCGGCTAAAACAATGGGATGTGTAATTTCTGCTCTCAATGGAGCTAGGGATAGATATCTTGATTTTAAATCAAGAGGTTCCGAATGGACAGAGCTTGCGAAACGGGCATGGTGGCAGATGACTCAGCTTCTTCCCTCTTCTTATAACCAAAAATGGACAGTCATGCTGAATTACGAAGTGCTGGCCGGTATTTATCCCATGCTAAGAAATCATGAGCTGGATGAGTGGGTAAAATTCTGCAAGTGGATTGAGGCGCTTCCATATTCAGACATTATCATTGGTAGGGTGTGGAGATAAAACATGATTCAATACTATGAGTCTATATTTTACAACACCTTGGAAGAACTATTAGCAACTTGGAAACCCAACCATCCGGATGTTTTGCGGTTGAAAGCAAAATATGGAGAAGGCATTCAATTTAGTACCATCGCACATCGAAGTGGTGTGAAGCCTCAATTTGAACTGAGTTGCTACAAACTAAAAAAATTAAAAGGAGCGTAATAATGGCATCTATTCATTATGTGATTTTATTTAGCATTGTATATCTTTATGTATATGCTCTGATTTGTAGAATCTGTAAATGCATTGAACATTGTGCTACCGCCAGAGCTTATTCTAAATTAAGAGAAAACGGAGTTATGACTAAAATGAGCGATGTTGAGGCGGGCATTATTAAAATCGGAAAAGAGAAGGAGGATGCAAGAAAAAATGTGGAGTCATAAGTTAGTAAAAAATAAAATCCACGCCGTTCTGTTTATTCTTCTAGGAGCGTTGTCAGTCCCGGTTGAATGGGATGCAACGTTCTTTTTATTTACCCTGATTATGGGTGGATGCTTATTCTTTTCGAAAGAGAATTGGATTTATGAAGGAGAGGAAGACGATGGGACGAGCCGAGAGAAGACGTGCTCAAAAGTTAAAGCAAAAAGAGAAAACCACTACATACAATCTCACAAAGGCACAACTCGATGTCATGGTTCGGGAAAAAATCGGAGACGAACTTATCAGAGTAAAGCAGGAGGCTACCGATGATGCGGTAAATACTGCGATGGTTCTGCTTCTGACTTTGCCATTGGAAGTGCTGATGGACCATTATTGGACAAAATCCTATGCGAAGAGAATTCCGAAGTTCACCGAACGAGTTCTGGAATACTACGAACGCTGGCAAAATGGTGAGTTGGATATGGAAAAACTGAAAGAGGATTTGTGGGAATATGGTGGTGTGAAATTAGTTGAAAGTGAGGGTGAAGCAACATGAAATGTGTAATGGGAGTTATTGCGTGTATTGTTGGGCTCGTGGGTCTGATCGGACTGATTGTGTTAAAGGCGACCAGCTCTTCTGCAACTTATATGGACGATTCGTTCCGGTGGGGAGGACGAGATGGGCGTTAAAAATGATTATCGTAAAAATGCAGAAGGGTATTCCGATCCGACTGCCTGTGAAGCACTGAGAAACATTGAGCAGGAAGAAGAACGGTTCCATAAGCTGCTGGATACGATTTTTACGCTTTGTGAACTGTCCGACTTTCACATTGAAGAGCGGATCGTCATTAAGGATAAACGAACCGGACGAATTTGGAGGTGATTATTTATGGGTGATTGGCAGAAGACTATAGATGCTCTTGTAGAAGCTTGGGAAAAATTTACGACATCTATAAAAGAGATGGTGGATGCCCGGCGTTTGGAGTTTCGTCACCTGAGAAAGAGAAGAAAAAGAGTCTCAGCTCTCCGGCTCGATATGGGATGTCTTTGCGGAAATCTCGAAGAAAATCCTTCGTTAAGCAGTATTCCTACCGGCCAATTGTTCAGAAGCACTTACCTTATCAGAGAAGGAACTATTGAAAATCGTCCGTACAAAGCTTGAAAGTGGGTGAAAATCACGCCCACTTTTAGGTTTTGAAAAATGGGCTTTGACCACTTTTATGTGGGCTTTTTGAGAAACGCAGGGAATTTTGGGGAAGGATTCGGACGATTTTGGTCAAATTTGTGGCCATTTGCCCACTTTCTGCCCACTTTTAAAACCCCAATTTGGTCAGTAAAAACCCAGTATTTATGCGGGTTTGCGGGCTCAAAGCCCACTTTCCCACTTTTTTTCTTAAACTATTATGATAGAAAGTTTAAAAGTATATAGTAATAGCACAAAAAAAGTGGGTTTTTGGCCACGAGCAAAAAAAATGGAGGAAATCATGAGCAAGATTAGTTGGGAGAGCTTGTATGAAAATTTTAAGTCAATCTATCCAAGGTTGTCGCGGTCATCCGTATATTTTCGTCCGTTCGGTTATATGAGTATAGTAGTGTATTTTGAGAATGGAATGAAGATGGTCTATGATGATCTCAGAAAACAGGCATATATCACAGCTTAAAGAAAATGTCAAGAGATAATGAAAAATTTCTTTTCTTCTGGAAAAATTTGTGATATACTGTAAGAGCCACACAATCTAATATCGAATCCGTTTAAGGGAATTCACTTTGGTAAAAGGTGTATTCTCTCTTTACTCATACCTTAAACGGAACGAGATTGTGTGGCAACAATGGGAGAACACTTTTTTAGGTGCGTCTCTTGTTGGGGCCGCACCTTTTTTATTGCGCCAAAATCTATCTGACTAGAGGACGGTGACATTGTGGATAGACCATATACAGAAATACAAGTTCTAAAAAAATTAGATATTCCTGACTTTCGTCATCTGACAAAGGATAAAGTCATAGCATTTGCTACAATGATTCCGGGAATGGAACCTGAAGTGGCAAAGAAGGCTTTAGAGCAGTTTCCTAACTTCGTATCGACATCTCTTGAAATTATGAAAGAGTATCGAGGTATTCTACAACAGTTGATGAATGATGACAGGGATGGTGCGGAAATATGTTACGATATGTATAATCGTGTGATGAATTCTCTTGAGTGTATTCTTGAAAATGACAATTTGACCTTTAAAGAAAAGACTTACATACTCGAACAAATGAGAGAGGTTGCCGATGAAATATCGAAAAAGGATTCCGAAAAGTCGGCTAACCGCATAAAGTTAATAGGGATTGTGAGTGGAGTGGTGGCGGGTGTTATTACAGTTTTAGGTACCGCCATTGGGGTCAATTTAACTTCTAAGCAAAACAATATTCCCGGCGATGACGAAGAAGAAAACCATTAAAAGGAGATTGAAAATGAAAAAGATTGTTATGTTTATGATCGCAGCAATTATGACGTTTTTGCTTATTGCTTGCTCTGATTCTCAGACACATGATGGCGAAGCAAAGACACCTTCTGCATCGGGAGCTCAAAAAGGAAGGGATTATCAGTCAGTTGTTGAAGATTTTGAAGAACGTGGATTTACAAACATATCGTTAGTTGCTCTTGATGATTTAATAACAGGTTGGCTGACGAAAGATGGAGAAGTTGAAAATGTTTCTGTTGATGGTGATGAAAATTATTCCGCTGATAAATGGTATTCAAATGATGTAGAGGTTATTATTACTTACCATACATTTTCGGAAGAGAGTGATTTGGAAGAAGATGAGGAGTCGAAGGAGTCAATAAGCGAAAAAGCCGAAGACAAAGCAGTAGAATCGATACTCACAATTGAAACTTGTGCTGATCTCGAAAAACTTTTATCGACTGAAGGAGAAATAAACGATTTTTATTTCACTTTTGCAGAACAATATAAAGGCTCAACGATAGTATTCGATGGTTGTATTACCTACATTACAAACCATGGCGATTACGATACTCGATATGATATTTTGATGAGCGGCGGTAATTATGTAGATGATGAAATAGTCAATCCTGGACCAATCTTTAAGTTTGAAGATGTGAATACTTATGGAATGGGAATCGAGGATTTATATCTTCCTGATTATATAAGTGTCGGATCAAATGTACATGTGACCGCTGAAGTTGAGTATTTTAGTGAGAATGAAGGTGTTTTTTATCTAAATCCTGTGAAAGTTGAGTCCCGATAAAATAAAGAAATTATTTAGCCTGTACCTATTGGAATTGGGGGTACGGGCTATTTTTATGTTTTCATTTGTTTCTTTTTGCGCGCGAAAAATACATCGACTGTTATGAAGAGAGAGGGTTAAAATGGCCATTCTCTCTTTTATTTTGGAGAAAGGAGGCTTACTTATGGTGGAAAGCGAATTTCAGAATAAACTGATCCAAGAACTGAAAAAAATGTTCAAAGGCTGCATTGTAACAAAACTGGATTCCAGCCACATTCAGGGAATTCCTGATTTGCTGATCCTTTATAACAATAAGTGGGCCACTTTAGAATGTAAGAAAAGTGTTCGCGCCAAGAAACAACCAAATCAAGAATATTATGTTGGACGAATGAACGAGATGTCGTTCTCAAGATTTATTTGTCCTGAAAATAAGGAGGAAGTGTTACATGATCTTCAACAAGCATTCTGCTCTTGAAGGGCAACACGCCTTTCTTGGCGCAAGTAAATATCACTGGATTAACTATGACGAATCCAAAGTTGCAGAATCGTATTCAAAATTCCTTGCAACTCAAAAAGGAACAGAGCTTCACGATTTTGCGGCAAAATGTATCACACTTGGACAGAAACTTCCGAAGTCCCAGAAAACATTGAATATGTATGTGAATGATGCCATAGGATTCAAGATGGTTCCTGAGCAGCCTCTTTTCTATTCGGAGAATTGTTTTGGAACAACAGATGCGATTGCATTTCGAAATCGTATGCTTCGCATTCATGATTTAAAAACCGGCGTTATTCCCGCGCACATGGAGCAGCTTGAAATATATGCTGCTCTTTTTTGTTTGGAATACAAAATCAAGCCAGCCGACATTGAAATGGAACTTCGGATTTATCAGAACAACCAGATTCTTTATGAGAATCCAACGGCTGAAACCATTGTTCCCATCATGGACAAGATCATCACATTCGACAAAGTAATCAACAAAATCAAAGAACAGGAGGGCTAATTTATGAATCCGATTGCAGAAGAAATTTTGATGCATTATGGAATGCCCCGCCGTTCCGGTCGTTATCCGTGGGGATCTGGTGATAATCCGTATCAGCATAGTGGAGATTTTCTGAGTCGAGTGGATGAACTGAAAAGTCTGGGTATGAGTGATACCGAAATTGCAAAAGCCATGGGTTTAACCACCACTCAATACCGTACGCAGAAATCGTTAGCAAAAGATGAACGTCGTGCGTTGGATGTGGCAAGAGCAAAATCTCTTCGAGAAGATGGTTTGAGCTTAAATGAAATTGCGAAAGAAATGGGCTTCGCAAACGACTCTTCTGTTCGTTCGCTTTTGAATGAAAATTCTGAGGTTCGTATGAACCAAGCTAAGACAACTGCTGAAATTATCAAAAAGCAAATTGACGAAAAAGGCATGATTGATGTTGGTGCCGGTGTGGAACGTGAACTCGGAATTTCCAAGGAGAAACTGAATGAAGCACTCTATATGCTGGAGATGGAGGGTTATCCTGTTTACGGCGGACGAGTGGATCAGGTAACAAATCCTGGGAAGAAAACAACGCTTCGTGTGATTTGTCCTCCTGGAACAGAGCATAAAGAGATTTACGATTTTGAGAATATCAATTCTCTGAAAGATTATGTCTCTCATGATGATGGGGAATCTTTTGATCCCAAATTTGTTTATCCCAAAAGCATGGACTCAAAGCGGTTGCAGATTCGGTATTCGGAAGATGGCGGCGAATTGAAGGATGGTGTTGTGGAAATTCGAAGAGGTGTTGATGACCTGTCTCTTGGAGAATCCCATTATGCTCAGGTTCGCATCTTAGTCGACAAGACACACTACATCAAAGGGATGGCGGTTTATTCGGATGACCTTCCTGATGGTGTGGATGTTATGTTCAACACCAATAAGAAAAAAGGGACACCTAAAATGGATGTTCTGAAACCAATCAAAGATGACCCGGATAACCCGTTCGGTTCTTTAATTAAAGAGGGAGTTAATGACCCGGATAACCCCACTACTGAAAGAGGAGGTCAGAGTTACTACTATGATAAAAATGGGAAGAAACAGCTTTCCCTTATCAACAAGCGAGCAGAAGAAGGGGATTGGGGCGAATGGGCAGACAAGCTCCCATCTCAGTTTCTGTCGAAACAGAGTAGAACTTTGATAAAGAAGCAGTTGAATTTAGCGGCCGCAGACAAGCAGTCTGAATTTGATGAGATTTGTTCTCTTACGAATCCAACAGTGAAAAAGGTTCTTTTGAAATCTTTTGCTGATGACTGCGATGCAGCCGCTGTTCATTTACAGGCAGCCGCTCTCCCCAGACAGAAGTATCAAGTTATTCTTCCATTGACATCTATCAAAGACAATGAGGTCTATGCTCCGAACTACAAGAATGGAGAAACAGTAGCTCTTGTGCGGTATCCACATGGTGGAACTTTTGAGATTCCAATCTTAACTGTTAATAATAAGCAGCCAGAAGGAAGAAGAGTTCTTGGGAATACACCAGCAGACGCTATTGGCATTAACAAAAAGGTTGCTGACCGTCTTTCCGGAGCTGACTTCGATGGCGATACTGTCATGGTGATTCCTTGTAATTCTTCTAATAGTAGGGTGAAGATCACTTCCACTCCACAATTAAAGGGGTTGGAAGGATTCGATCCTAAGATGTCTTATGGGACCGTTAAGAAAGGTGACGATTATTGTAACAGCAGCGGTCAGAAGATTAAGATTATGAAAAACACCCAGACAGAAATGGGTAAGATTTCAAATCTAATTACCGACATGACTTTGAAAGGTGCTACTCAAGATGAGCTTGCGAGAGCTGTACGTCACAGTATGGTCGTCATCGATGCGGAGAAGCATAAGCTAGACTACAAGAAGAGTGAGCAGGACAATGGTATTACGGCTTTGAAGAAGAAGTACCAGGCTCACGATGACGATGATGGTTATGGCGGAGCTTCTACGCTGATTTCTCGTGCCAAGTCTGAGACTTCTGTGTTGAAAAGAAAAGGAAGCCCGATCATTGACAAGGAAACCGGAGAACAAAGCTGGAAGAGCGTCAGGGAGGAGTACATAGATAAGAACGGAAAGACCCAGGTGCGGACTCAAAAGAGTGCCAAGATGGCAGAAACCAGAGACGCTCGCACTCTCTCTTCTGGGACACCACAGGAAGAGGCGTATGCGGACTATGCAAATACTATGAAGTCCCTGGCTAATCAGGCCCGTAGGGAGATGGTTAATAGCGGAAAGATAGCCTATTCTGCATCAGCAAAACAGACTTACCAGACAGAGGTTGATTCTCTTATGGGTAAACTTAATGTGGCTTTAAAGAACGCCCCTCGCGAGCGTCAAGCACAGACCATGGCAAACTCTATTGTGGCCGCTAAGAAGAAAGACAACCCCGATATGACAAAGGCGGAAATCAAGAAGGCTAATCAACAGGCCCTTACTGCGGCCCGTACTGCTGTTGGTGCCAAGAGAACCCCTGTCGAGATTACAGATCGTGAGTGGGAAGCGATTCAAGCCGGCGCTATCAGCGAGAACAAGCTTACCCAGATCCTCAACAATACAAACATTGATACAGTCAGACAGAGAGCTACCCCTCGTGCAACAACAACCCTTAGCTCTGCCAAAGTAAATCGTATTGCGGCGCTGAATGCTTCTGGCTATAGCACTGCTGAGATAGCAGCAGCTTTGGGCGTTTCCAGTTCTACTGTGTCGAAGTACCTGAATGGAAAGGAGTGAACAAAGTAAATGGCGAAGAAGTGTATGCTTACAACCATTGACAATCCTTTTGATCCATTTGAACAGTTCACTTCATGGTTACTGTTTGATGAGGAAAAAGGTTATCATTCATGTTCGTATCTTGGTAGAATTGCCAGAACATCGGACCAACTCTCTGATGAAGAGAATGACTTGGAAGTTGAACGAGCAATTGACGAGATTGTAAAATACGATTTCCGAAATATTTACAAAAAAGTTACGCGAGATGCGGTGGCTGTCTAGGTATCAGATGGTATAGGGGGGGGGGGCAAAAATCGCACCCCCTCCGTCATCGCGGCGGTCTTTAAAAATTCCCCGGGGGTATTTTTCGGAGAATGTTTTTACCTTCCGGCAGTATTTAACAGAGCTCATAAGGTTGGCTAAGTAATAAGCTGTGGTTCTTTTTACTCTTTTTTCTCCTTTCGGTAAAAAAGTTTCAGTCAGCCTTGTGGGTTCTTTTAAATACTGCCGGAAAACTTTTATGAAACTATTGAAGAACAGACGGGAAGGAGGCAGTAAATGGCTAGAAAAGTAAAGAGTTCTAAATCGACGGGTTCTTCCAAAAAGATTCGTCCTGCTTTGACTCCGGAAGCAAGGGAACTTCAGATGATTTCTCTGGCTGTTGACCTGGCTGAAAGACAATTGCTGGAAGGGACTGCTTCTTCTCAGGTCATTACTCACTATTTAAAACTGGGCTCTTCCAGAGAGAAGCTTGAGAGGGAGAGACTGGAGGAAGAGAACAATCTGTTGCGGGCAAAAGTAAGAGCTATTGACTCCACAGATGAGATTAAAGATCTCTATAAGGACGCCATCAATGCGTTTCGTATATACAGTGGACAGGGTAACGATGATGATTAGGACATATTCGGAATTATCAAAATTGAAGACTTTTAAAGAACGATACGAGTATCTTCGTTTGGGCGGAGTCATCGGGGCAGACACGTTTGGGTTTGACCGATATCTGAATCAGATTTTCTATCGGTCTATGGAGTGGAAGTCAGTTCGTGATTTTGTGATTGTGAGAGATAACGGATGTGACCTCGGAATAGAAGGGCGTGAGATATGTGGGAAGATATTGATTCACCATATGAATCCGATTTCCGTGGAGGATATTTTAAAGAGAAGCGATTTTCTTTTAAATCCAGAATTTCTCATCTCAACAATTCTTACAACACATAATGCCATTCACTATGGAGATGAAAGTCTTCTTGTCACAGAACCTATTGTTCGAAGCAGAAACGATACATGTCCCTGGAAACATTGATGGAGAGGAGGTTATAGCGATTATGGAAAGCATACTGACATCAATTAAAAAGATGCTGGGTATTACAGAAGAGTATGAGCACTTTGATTCAGATCTTATCATACATATCAATTCAGTATTTATGATCTTGACGCAACTTGGTGTTGGTCCACCATCTGGATTCTCTGTTCAGGATAAAAGTGCTACATGGAAAGAATTCATTTCTGACGAGACAAAGTTGCAATTGGTAAAGTCGTATATGCAGATGAAGGTAAAGCTCCTATTCGATCCGCCTTTGAGTTCCGCTGTAATGGCGTCTATGGAAAAGATGATTGCTGAGGCGGAGTGGAGACTGAATGTTGCAGCGGAAACTGACGAAGAAAAGTCCGAAGAACACGAGTCCTACGATGGCGGGTATAGGGTAACACCGAAAGCATTCCAATCTCAAATGCTGGATACTGAGAATAAAGTTCTGGATCGAAATATTGTGGTAACAGAAGTTCCGTATTACGAGACTGGGAACGCAGCAAACGGAGTGACATCATATATCGCAAAGGAGGGAGATTCAAAATGAGTAATGAAGCATTACTACAGCATCACGGGATTCTTGGGATGAAATGGGGCGTCCGAAGAACTCCAGAACAACTTGCAAGAGCAAGTGGAAAGAAGACGAGTTCCGATGATGAGGTGAAGAAGATGTCTGATTCGGAACTCCGCTCAAAGATCAACCGTCTTCAAATGGAAAAGCAGTATAAACAGCTTACCAGTTCAGAAATTTCTGTCGGTAGAAAGTTTGTACAGGATGTGCTGACCAATGCCGCAAAGCAGACCGCCACCAATTATGTATCGAAGTACATGACGAAGGGAATTGACGCGGTCATCAAGAAAGCAACAAGCAAGTAGGTGATTCAATTATGGCATTATCAAACACTGCCGTTCCCAAATACTACGGCATGTTTCGGGATGCCGTAATCAGGGGAGAGATACCGGTTTGTAAAGAAATCTCTATGGAGATGAACCGAATTGACGACCTAATAGCCAATCCTGGTATTTACTATGATGACCAGGCCGTCGAAGGATGGATTGCCTATTGCGAATCAGAACTAACATTGACGGACGGTTCTGATTTGAATTTGCTGGACTCGTTTAAATTGTGGGGTGAGCAGCTTTATGGATGGTACTACTTCGTCGAACGAAGTGTGTGGGAGCCAAGTTCTGACGGACATGGCGGCCGATATGTGAATAAAAGAATCAAGCAGCGTCTGACGAAGAAACAATATCTTATCGTTGGGCGAGGAGCTGCTAAATCTTTGTATGACACCTGTGTTCATTCCTATGGGCTGAATATCGACACATCCACGACTCATCAAGTCACGACAGCTCCTACCATGAAACAGGCGGATGAAGTAATGTCACCTTTTCGCACTGCGATTACAAGGTCGAGAGGTCCATTGTTCCGGTTTCTGACAGAGGGCTCTTTGCAGAATACGACTGGTTCTAAAGCAAAGAGAATGAAATTGGCCTCCACCAAAAAGGGTATTGAGAATTTTCTCACAGGTTCGCTTTTGGAAGTGCGGCCAATGTCCATCGCAAAGCTTCAGGGATTACGACCTAAGATTTCTACAGTGGATGAGTGGCTGTCCGGTGATACCAGGGAAGATGTGGTGGGCGCTTTAGAGCAAGGAGCATCGAAATTGGATGACTATATCATTGTTGCCACGAGTTCAGAGGGAACAGTGAGAAATGGAGCAGGCGATACAATCAAAATGGAGTTGATGGACATTCTTAAAGGAGAATATGTCAATCCACATGTTTCCATTTGGTGGTATAAGCTTGATTCCATTGATGAAGTTGGAAATCCAGACATGTGGTTGAAGGCGAATCCCAATATCGGTAAAACGGTAAGCTATGAGACCTATCAGCTCGATGTGGAAAGAGCAGAGAAGTCTCCGGCGGCCAGAAACGATATCTTGGCTAAGAGATTTGGATTGCCGATGGAGGGCTACACCTATTACTTCACATATGAAGAAACTCTTCCTCATAAGAAGAGAAGCTATTGGCAGATGCCCTGCTCTTTGGGAATTGATTTGTCGCAGGGGGATGACTTCTGTGCTTTTACGTTCCTTTTCCCGTTATCGAATGGTTCCTTTGGAGTTAAAACCAGGAACTACATTTCTTCATCGACTCTGATGAAACTTCCGGCAGCAATGAGAATTAAATACGACCAATTCATGGATGAAGGAAGCCTGATTGTCCTAGAGGGAACCGTTTTGGATATGATGGAAGTCTATGAAGATTTGGATAACCATATCGCAGAATTTGGCTATGACGTTCGTTGCTTGGGGTATGACCCGTACAACGCAAAGGAGTTCATTGAGCGATGGTCTTCTGAAAATGGTCCGTTTGGAATCGAAAAGGTAATACAGGGTGCTAAGACAGAATCCGTTCCTTTGGGAGAGTTAAAGAAACTTTCTGAGGAGCGGATGCTTTTGTTTGATGAAGAACTTATGACCTTTGCAATGGGGAACTGTATCGTTATGGAAGATACGAATGGAAATCGTAAATTGCTGAAGAAGCGATATGACGCAAAGATTGATGCTGTGGCAGCTATGATGGATGCGTTTGTTGCTTTCAAGCTGAACAGAGATGCTTTTGAATAGGAGGTGACGATTTCAAAATGGAAGTTTCAATCGGTTCCAGGATTAAACATGCCTGGAATGCTTTTTTAAATAGAGACCCAACAGGTTTCTATCGGGACATAGGGGTTGGATATTCGTACAGGCCCGACCGTCCAAGACTCACAAGAGGAAATGAAAGATCTATCGTTACCTCTGTATATAATCGAATCGCATTGGATTGCGCTTCAATTAACATTCAACATGTCCGTCTGGACGACTCCGAAAGATTTCTTGAAAAAATTTCTTCGGGGCTAAATGATTGTCTGAATTTATCAGCCAACATTGACCAGACTGGGCGGGCTTTCCTTCAGGATGTGGTTTTGTCAATGCTCGATGAGGGATGTGTGGCGATTATCCCGGTGGATACGGATGATGACCCTGACACTACAGGCTCCTATAAAATCGAGTCAATGCGAACCGGGAAGATTCTGGAATGGTTTCCGAATCATATCAAAGCAAGAGTTTATAATGAGCGGACTGGATTAAAGGAAGACATTGTAGTTCCAAAAGATACGGTCGCCATTATTGAAAATCCGCTTTATGCGGTGATGAATGAGCCAAACTCAACGATGCAGCGTTTGATAAGAAAACTGAATTTATTGGACGTTGTTGATGAGCAGAGCAGTTCAGGAAAACTCGATTTAATTATCCAGCTTCCCTATGTGATAAAAACAGAAGCAAGGCGTCAACAGGCTGAGAAGAGGCGTGTCGAGATTGAGCGTCAGTTGGCCGGTTCTAAATATGGTATTGCGTATACCGATGGTACGGAGCGAATCACACAGTTGAATCGTTCTGTGGAAAATAATCTGATGAAGCAGATTGAATATCTAACGAGTATGCTATACAGCCAGTTAGGTATCACTCAGAGCATATTGGATGGTTCCGCAGACGAGAAGACCATGCTGAATTACTACAACCGTACTATTGAGCCGATCATTTCAGCAATCGTTGACGAAATGAAACGTAAGTTCCTTACTAAAACAGCCAGGTCTCAAAAGCAATCGATTCTGTTCTTCCGTGACCCCTTCAAACTTGTACCAGTAGCTGATCTGTCAGAAATTGCTGACAAATTCACAAGAAATGAGATTATGACATCAAACGAAATTCGCCAGATTATTGGTATGAAACCGTCTGATGATCCAAAAGCTGATGCGCTGAAGAACAGCAATATCAGTGAGGCCAAATCTGATCCTTCAAACGGTAGTTCTGATGTCGAATCCAATGAAAGTGATGCCGGAGCCGATTATGACAGTATCGTAAATGAGCTGCTTGACGGTCTTGAAAAGGAGATTGATGAAATTATAGGAAGCTATGTTTCGGATGATGAGGAGGAGACCTAATGGATATTAACGAGCCTCTTCAACACTATGCATCTCCTTATTACGACCCGGTGAAAGCTCATGAATATTATATGAGAACCAGAGAACTCAAAGGGCGTCGTTCCACAACGAAGCTTAACGATGAGGGAAAGAAAGTCTGGGCTTATACAAAAAATGAGATTTCTGGTGAGAAGAAGGAAAAGGTAAAAGAAGAACAGGAAAAACGGAAACAAAAAATTGCTGAGCTGAGAGCAAAGGCCAAGGCGACCCGAGAGCAGATCTCGGCTAAATTAAAGGAACTGAATACTCAGCTTACCGAGGAATCTTCATCGAGAAGGAGTGGGGTTGACTCCCGTAAAAAATCTGATTTGGAGGATATTGGAGAAGAAGCAGAAGACCAGAAAGAGCGTATCGATGAAAAGAAGAATACTGAGATCGAACGCTTAATGGCAATAGAAATTCCATCCGGGTTATCCAAAGAGGAAAGGGCAAAGCGAGTAGCGGAGCGAAATGAGAAAATCGCAAAGCTTCGTGATGATGCCAGCGAGGATAAATCTAAGGTGAGTGAGCAGGCGAAAGCTGAAAAGGAAGAGGTGAGAACTTCCGCAAGTCTTAAGAAGAAGCGAATTACCGAGGACACCAAAGAAGAAAGGGCTGATAATTCTGCGAATGCTAAATCGGAAAGAGAAAAAGTTAGTACAGAGTTAAAGGCTGCCGTTACCGCCGCAAGGGAAGCTTATAAAGCGGCAAAAGAAAATCTTGATGCCACTTATGAAGATCTTTATCAGCAAGAGTTTGACAAGATAGCTTCCGAATATAAAGCGGTAAAGAAGAGGAAACGGAGGAAGTAGCAATGGCTTTCGCACAATACTGATAGAAGGAGTGATTTTCAAAATGGAGAAATACGATTTTAGTGGTTGGGCCACTAGAAACGATCTTCTTTGCACCGATGGTCGTACCATCAAAAGGGATGCGTTTAAGAACCAGAATGGACAAACTGTTCCCCTAATTTGGGGACATAATCATTCTGATCCCAATTGTGTACTCGGTCATGGGGTACTGGAAAATCGTGATGAGGGCGTCTATGCCTACTGTAGTTTCAATGACAGTGAATCCGGACAGGCAGCGAAAAAGCTGGTTAAGCATGGAGATGTTCGTTCACTTTCTATTTGCGCTGGTCAGCTTAAACAGGCCGGAGCGAATGTGGTGCATGGGGTTATCTATGAGCTGAGTCTTGTTCTGGCTGGAGCTAATCCGGGAGCTTTCATTGATTCTGTCATGGCTCACGGTGAGACTTCAGAAGACCGTACCATTATTGGATATGACGAGAACATTATGATTTATCATTCCGCCGAGGAGGATGACAAGTCCGAGGAAAAGGAGACGGAGGAGAAATCCGAATCTAAGGAAGATAAGACTTCTGAAGAAAAAACTGAGGAAGATAACGAGACAATTGAGCAGGTATTTAATACCCTCAATGAAAAGCAGAAAAATGTGGTTTATGCAATGATCGGACAGGCTATTGGGGAAACCGATAAGCCTGAAGATAAAAATGATGACGATTCTAAAGGAGGAAATGTCGAGATGAAGCATAATGTGTTTGACAACGATAAGAAAAACGAAACCGGTGGCTTTCTGACGCATTCCGCGCAGGAAGATATCATCAAGATGGCAAAGACCAGCCAGGTTGGTACTTTCCAGACAGCGCTTCAGCTTTATGCGGAGCAGAACGGTCTTCAGCATGATGCTGTCAGCGGCGGATTTGTTCAGACCGGCGATGGAAACGTAACGAGTCTGTTCCCGGAATATCAGGAAGTGCGTCCGGGGGCTCCCGAACTCATTACCAATGACCAGGGCTGGATTACCAATGTGATGAAGAAGGTACATAAGAGCCCGATTTCCAGAATCAGAACCAGCCAGACCGATATTCGCGGTATTGATACACTTCGCGCCAGGGGCTACAAGAAAGGAAAAGAGAAGAAGCAGGCCGGAAATTTCAAGCTGGTACGCAGAACCACCGATCCGCAGACCGTTTATGTGAAGAATGCTCTGCATCGCGATGACATTGTCGATATCACGGATTTCGATTATGTAAAGTATCTGTATGACATCGACCGCCTGATGCTCAATGAAGAGCTAGCTATTGCAATGATGCTGGGGGACGGTCGTGATGATGGTGATGAGGGGAAGATCGATCCGGATAAGATCAGACCTATCTGGACCGATGATGACCTGTATACCATTCATGCAGATTTGGATGTTGCCGCCGCAAAAAAGGAACTTCAGGGTACTAATACCGGTGTGAACTTTGGCGAGAACTATATTTACGCTGAATCAATGATCAATGCGGTTTTGTATGCAAGAGAGGATTATAAGGGTACTGGCACTCCCGATATGTACATCACTCCTCACATGCTCAATGTAATGCTCCTGGCTCGTGATATGAACGGCCGCCGCATTTATAGCTCTAAATCAGAGCTGGCTTCTGCTCTGAATGTCGGGGAAATCCATACGGCCGAGCAGTTCGAAGGCAAGACTCGTAAGACGGACGACAGCAAGACCAAGAAGCTGCTTGCCATCATCACGAACCTGAATGACTACTCTCTGGGTGCTACGAAAGGCGGCGAAGTTACTCACTTCACGCAGTTTGATATCGACTTTAACCAGGAGAAGTCCCTTCTGGAAACCAGATGCTCCGGCGCTCTGACCAGAGTGTACTCCGCCATTGCGATTGAAGAGGACGTAACGGTAAACCCTTAATCAGCTTCTCCGTTAGTCCCGAAGATGGAGAAGCCAATCTGTTCGGGAAAACGGTAAATTCGTTACAGGAGAATATTGCTATCAGAGAGTCTGAGATTACCGGTACATTGAAGCATGTTACTGGATATACGGGATTTAGCAGTAATACTTCTGAGCAGGAAGGAAACTATCTTGCTTTGAAAGTTGATGCTGATTCCGAAGATGCAGTTGCGACCGTTGAACTCGTAGGTGGTACCAAAGGACCGGTTACGCTTGATGACGACATGAACATTGTACTCCTTATTAAGAATAAGGATACTCAGAGCATTAAGGTGACGGTAGACAATGGAGAAAATTCCACTACGAAGACTTATGGGCTTATTGGATTGACTTTGGAGACAGAGTAAAGGAGAAAATTCAAAATGGCAAAGTTTTTTGGGAAAATCGGCTATGCAATATCAAAGGACGTTCGTCCGGGTGTTTGGGACGGGGAAATTACTGAGCGAGAGTATTTCGGCGATTTGATTCGGAATACCAGTCGGTATCAGACTTCCGATAAACTCAATGACGATATCAACATTTCCAATGAGATCAGCATCGTGGCCGATCCTTTTGCTTATCAGAATTTTCACGCAATGCGGTATGTCGAGTTCATGGGAGCGAAGTGGAAGATTTCCAGTGTTGAAGTACAGTATCCGCGTCTGATTCTGACGGTAGGAGGTGTGTATAATGACTGATCGACGAATCCTGTTTCATAAACGGTTGTGCGAGATTTTATCTTGCCCGATAGAAGGTGAACAGTGCCGATGTTATTTTCAGCCTCCGGAATCTATTAAGATGAATTACCCCGCTATTGTATATAGCCTTGATGATGTAGACAAGACATATGCAAACGACGGGGTATATTTATCTAATCGAAGATATGCCGTTACCGTTATTGATAAAGATCCGGATACATCCTTGGTGCAGAAAGTAACGAATTTACCGATGAGCCGGTTTGACCGGCATTTCAAAAAAGATAACCTGAATCACTACATTTTTAATGTGTATTTCTAAGATTGGAGGAATAATTCAATGAGTAAGCTTATTTGGGATAAAGTTGGGGAACGCCTCTACGAAACTGGTGTTGATCATGGTGTTCTCTATCCGATTCAGACTGGTGGACAGTATAACAAAGGTGTTGCTTGGAACGGTCTGAGCGCGGTGACAGAGAGCCCTTCCGGGGCGGAGCCCTCCCCAATCTATGCGGATAACATCAAGTATCTGAACCTGATGTCCGCAGAGGATTTCGGCGGAACGATTGAGGCTTATACTTCTCCGGATGAATTTGCGGAGTGTGACGGTTCCGTTGAAGTCGCTCCTGGTGTCTTTGCAGGCCAGCAGAGCAGGAAGCAGTTTGGACTTTCTTATCGCACTATTCTTGGCAATGATGTAGATTCCAATGACTATGGTTATAAGCTGCATCTTGTTTATAATTGCCTTGCCTCTGTTTCTGAGAAAGGCTATACCACTGTGAATGACAGCCCGGAGGCAATCGCTCTGTCCTGGGAATTCAGCACGACTCCGGCGGAGATTGCGAAGATAATCGATGGTAAGAAGCTGAAACCTACCGCAATCCTTACACTGGATTCTACTAAGATTGATGCGAAGAAGCTGGCAGCTCTGGAAGAAATCCTGTATGGTAAAGACCCGACTACTCCAGAGGGTAACGATGGCGTTGATCCCAGACTGCCGTTTCCTGATGAAGTGATTGAGCTTCTGGCTGCTGAAGACCTCTCTTAATGAGCCTTTCTGTTAAGCCTGAAGACGGAGAGGCTGTTTTATTTGGAAAAGCAGTGAATGAATTGCAGAGTGATATGGTTGTTGCTGATGATGAAGTGACAGGCACTCTGAAGTATGTCAATGGTTATGTTGATTTCAGCAGTAATACTTCTGAGCAGTCGGGAAATTACCTGGCTCTCAAGATTGAGGCTGAGCCGGCTGAAGCAGAGACGGTTGTTGAGCTCGTAGGCGGTACTAAGGGACCGGTTGCGCTAGATGACGACATGAACATTGTACTCCTTATCAAGAATAAGGATACTCAGAGCATTAAGGTGACTACCACACACAACGAGGAAAGCATCACGAAGATTTATGGTCTTTCTGGGCTTACCTTGGAAACAGAATAACGATAGGAAGCCTCGTATTCAATGTGCGGGGCTTCTTTTTATTTGAAAGGAGAAAAAATTATGCTGAAGAAAACCATTCCCTATATCGATCTGAACGGTGTCGAAAGAAAAGAGGATTTCTATTTCCATCTGTCAAAGCCGGAAATTGTCAAGATGCAGACAAGCGTGAAGGGCGGCTATGATGTACAGCTCAAAAGTATTGGTGCCGGCGCTGATGGCGGCCAGATTATGGAATTCTTTGAAGATCTCATTAAGAAAGCTTACGGTGTCAAGAGTGAAGATGGCCGTCGCTTTATGAAGTCTGAGGAGATTTCCAGATCCTTTATGGAATCTCCTGCTTATGAGATTCTCTTTGAGGAACTGGTTACGAATGACAAGACAGCAGCAGACTTTGTGAATGCGGTGATGAACATCGGCAATTCTGCCACAGCTCCTGCAATTGCAGCAAACACTCAGAATTAATGGAGAGGTGAGAGATGCTCCGAATCACAATACCATCCACGGAATTCTGGGATGAGGTGAAGCAAGAGTTTGTTTACACAAAGGCTCAGACCTTGCAATTGGAGCATTCTCTTGTTTCTCTTTCAAAATGGGAATCGAGATGGAATAAGCCGTTTCTGACGAAGCAGGAAAAAACTTTGGAAGAAACCATCGATTATGTAAAATGTATGACTCTTACACAGAACGTGAACCCGGAAGTTTATAACTATCTGACAAACAGCAATATCAATGAGGTCAATCGGTATATTGCTCTTCCTATGACTGCCACCCGGTTTTTCGAGGAAAAAAAAACGCAGGGAAGCAGAGAGCAGATTACGGCAGAACTCGTTTATTACTGGATGATAGCTTTAAACATTCCATTTGAATGTCAGAAATGGCATCTCAATAAACTGTTTACTTTGATAAGAGTATGCGATGTGAAGAGCAGGCCGCCGAAGAAACATAGCCGCAGAGAAATTATGAAACGGAATGCGGCACTAAATGCGGCCCGTAAAAAGAAATGGAATACGAAAGGGTGATTACTATGAGTAACAGCAGCTTGGTTAATTGTACGGTAAAAAGTCCAAACCATAGTGGAGCCAGAACGCATTCAATCGACCGGATCACTCCGCATTGTGTGGTCGGTCAGCTTTCGGCGGAATCTATTGGGGGCTGCTTTGACAGTAGTAACGTACAGGCTTCTTGCAACTATGGAATTGGTAGTGACGGACGTGTGGTTCTTTGCGTGGATGAAGCAAACAGAAGCTGGTGTTCTTCCAGCAATGCGAATGATCAGCGTGCTGTGACGATTGAATGTGCCAGTGATATGACTCATCCGTATGCCATGACTGATGCAGTATATGAAAAGCTGGTTGCTCTGTGTGTTGACATCTGCCGGAGAAATGGTAAGACAAAACTCCTTTGGTTTGGCGACAAGGACAAATCTCTGAACTACAGTCCCAAATCAAACGAGATGATCCTTACGGTTCATCGGTGGTTTGCCAACAAATCTTGTCCTGGGGATTGGCTGTATTCCAGGCTGGGGAATCTTGCGAATCGGGTAACTGCTCAGCTTGGCGGAAGTACGACTGACAGCGTCCAGAAAACCTACAAAACTGGACTTTACAAAGTCAACATCGGTGATTTGAATATTCGCAAAGGCCCTGGGACGAATTACGGAACCAATGGGATGATTACTGACCGAGGTACTTACACGATTACTGAAATTCAGAACGGTTACTGGGGCAGGTTGAAATCCGGTGCAGGATGGATCAGCGTTCATGAAGCTTACTGTACCTATAAAGGCGCAGTTTCTTCTGATTCTGGTGGATCAGTAGAGAAGCCTTCTGGAAATTTTCTGGTTCAGGTGGACATTTCCGATCTGTATATCCGTAAAGGTCCCGGAACGAATTACGGAACCAATGGTTTCTGTCCGAAAGGAGTCTACACCATCGTTGAGGTTAAAACCGGTGCTGGTTCTAATGCTGGATGGGGTAAGTTGAAATCCGGAGCAGGATGGATCTCACTGGATTACGCAACTCGAATTTAAAGAGGACGCACGATGATAAGTTTCAGACAAAAGGGTGACTTCTCCAAGTTGACACGCTTTCTGGAGAGAGCAAAAGAAGCGGTTCACATCGGAGACCTGGACAAGTTTGGTAAAGAGGGAGTAGCCGCCCTTGCGTCTGCAACACCAGTGGATTCTGGGGAGACGGCGAATTCCTGGTATTACGAAATTGAGAATCGGAAAGGTTCAGTTACAATTTCATTTCATAATTCAAATGTTCAAAATGGAGTTCCAATCGCTGTTATTTTGCAGTATGGACACGGAACTCGAAACGGCGGCTGGGTACAGGGGCGAGATTACATCAATCCTGCTATCCAGCCTATTTTTGACAAAATTGCAAATAACGCATGGAAGGAGGTTACTAAGCTATGAGTAAGACGATTGATGAAAGAGTCGTTGAAATGCGATTCGATAACAAACAGTTTGAGCAGAATGTTCAGACCAGTATATCTTCAATTGAAAAGCTCGAAAAAAGCTTAAAATTGAAAGGTGCCTCTAAAGGATTGGATGATGTTAATGCCGCAGCAAAAAATTGCAATATGACTCCTCTTTCCAATGCGGTCGAAACCGTAAAGATGCGGTTTTCGGCGTTAGAAGTCATGGCAGTTACGGCTCTGGCGAACATCACAAATTCAGCGTTAAATGCTGGTAAAAATATTGTTTCTGCACTGACAATTGATCCAATTAAGACTGGATTTCAGGAGTATGAAACACAGATCAATGCAGTTCAGACTATTCTTGCTAATACACAGAGCAAGGGGACAACCATTGACCAGGTAAATGCTGCTCTTGATGAGTTGAACAAATACGCTGATCAGACGATTTACAATTTTACGGAAATGACCCGTAACATTGGCACTTTCACGGCTGCCGGTGTTGACTTGGATAAATCAGTAACGTCAATCAAAGGTATTGCCAACTTAGCAGCAGCTTCGGGTTCTAATGCTTATCAGGCCAGTACCGCCATGTATCAGCTTTCGCAGGCGATTGCAGCGGGCAAGGTTAGTTTGCAAGACTGGAATTCCGTTGTAAATGCTGGAATGGGCGGTCAGCTATTTCAAGATGCTTTAAAGAGAACGGCTGAACACTTTGGCGTGAATATGGACGCCATGATTGAGAAGTACGGTTCATTCCGAGCATCTCTAACCGAAGGCGGATGGCTGACAACCGAGGTTCTGACCGAAACTCTGACGCAGTTGTCTGGAGCTTACTCAGAAGCAGATCTTATCGCTCAGGGATATACGGAAGAACAAGCTAAAGAGATTACAAAACTGGCTCAGACAGCATTGGATGCAGCTACCAAGGTAAAGACATTCACACAGTTATGGGACACCCTGAAAGAATCTGTTCAGTCTGGTTGGACTCAGAGTTGGGAAATCATCATTGGTGATTTCGAAGAGGCAAAAGAACTTTTAACTGAGGTTAGCAACACCCTTGGCAACATGGTAAATGCTTCTGCCGAAGCGAGAAATAAGATGTTGCAGGATTGGAAAGATCTTGGCGGACGAACTGCGTTGATTGAAGCGGTAAGGAATGCTTTCGAGGGTGTTTTAAGCATTATAAAGCCAGTTAGAGAAGCGTTTAGAGAAGTCTTTCCGCCGATGACCGGAGAACAGCTTTACAATCTCACTGTGGGATTACAGGAACTTACCGAAAAATTCAAAATAGGCGAAGAAACGGCGAATAACCTGAAGAGAACGTTCAAGGGGGTATTCGCTTTATTTGATATTGGACTTCAAGGTGTCAAAGCGCTGGTTGGTGGATTTGCAGATCTGATTGGTTATGTGGCTCCGGCTGGAGATGGAATTCTCGGGTTTACGGCCAGCATCGGAGATTTCATTGTTGGTATTGATGAAGCTATTAAATCGTCCGATGCCTTTAACAAAGCTATCGAAGGAATCGGAAATTTCCTGAAACCAATTGCGGATGGAATAAAGACTTTTGTAAAAACAGTTGCCGATGCGTTCAGCGAGTTTGCGAATGTTGATACCAGTGGTCTCGATAATTTTGCGGATAAGGTACAGACTCGGTTTGAACCGTTTGTAAAATTAGGCGAACTGGTAAAGAAGGCATTTGAAGGAATTATTGGGATTGTCGAGAAGGCAGCGCCTGTTTTATCGAAGCTGGGTTCCATTGTCGCAAATGCGTTTGGAAACCTTGGGGAAGCAATTCTCACAGCTTTTGATACCGCAAGTTTTGACCCGATTTTGGATTTAATCAATACCGGATTGTTTTCTGCAATTCTAATCGGGGTGAAAAAGTTTATTGACTCTCTATCGGAAATCACCGAAAACGGCGGCGGAATTCTTGGTTCATTCAAAGACATTTTGGATGGAGTTAAGGGGAGTCTTGAAGCATGGCAGTCAAGTCTGAAAGCTGGCACTCTTCTGAAGATTGCCGGAGCTATGGCAATCCTGACCGCAGCGATTGTGGCGTTATCCCTGGTTGATTCCGAAAAGCTGAATGCGTCCTTGGGAGCTTTGAGTGTTCTGTTCGTTGAACTGCTTGGTTCAATGGCCATCTTTGAAAAGATAATGAACGGAGCGGCAATCAAAGGAATGGGCCAGTTGACCATTGCGATGATTGGGATGTCTACCGCTGTTCTTATTCTTGCAGGTGCAGTTCAGAAATTATCCGGTCTGGATTGGGATGAGCTTCTGAAAGGATTGGTTGGCGTTGCCGGGTTATCCGCTATTCTGGTAGCATCTGCGACAGCTCTTTCCAAAACATCGAAGGGGTTGATAAAAGGTTCTGCTGGTTTAGTAGTATTTGCAGCAGCGATTCGAGTGCTTGTAGGAGCAGTTGAAGATTTGGGAGCGTTGGATGTAGGCTCTTTGGCGAAAGGTCTGATTGGAGTCGGCGTTCTTTGCACCGAACTGGCGTTGTTCCTGAAAGCTACGGATTTGGATGGGATGGGTGTTCTGAAAGGAACTGGTTTGGTTCTTCTTGCGGCGTCCATCAATATTCTGGCGAATGCGGTTGGAGCATTTGGAGCTTTGGATATTTCCAGTCTTTTGAAGGGATTATCTGCGGTTGCGGTGGTTCTTACCGAACTGGCGGTATTCACCAAAGTTACGGCTAACGCGAAGCATGTGATTTCTACCGCTACAGCAATGACAATTCTTGGGGCGGCTATGCTCGTGTTTGGGGAAGCAGTGGAAAAGATGGGGAACTTGACATGGGGAGAGATTGGACGAGGTCTTACCACAATGGCTGGTTCTATGGCTGCTGTAACGGTTGCGATGAATCTACTTCCAAAAGGAATGGTGTCGAAAGCGACTGGAATGGTGGAGGTCGGTGCAGCATTACTCATTATTGGCGAAGCAGTTCGAAATATGGGCGGAATGTCCTGGGATGAAATTGCCAGAGGACTGGTAACCCTTGCAGGTTCCATGACCATTCTTGTTGTGGCACTCAACGCAATGAAAACTGCACTTCCGGGTGCGGCAGCGGTTCTTACCGTGTCCGCTGCATTGGCGATATTTACCCCGGTTCTCAAGTCATTGGGGAATATGTCTTGGGAGAGCATCGCCAAAGGGTTGGTGGCACTGGCCGGCTCTTTCACCGTTCTCGGTGTTGCAGGAGTGGCATTAGGACCATTGACTCCGGCTATTTTAGGACTTTCAGCCGCTATTGCCGTATTGGGAGTAGGATGTCTGGCCGCAGGTGCTGGTATTCTCGCATTTTCTACTGGACTTTCTGCTTTGGCAGTATCTGGAGCGGCAGGAGCAGCATCTCTAGTGGTGGCAGTATCCAGTATTCTCAGTTTGATTCCGTTGCTGTTCGAATCTATCGGGGAAGGAATCCTTTCTCTTGCTGGAGTAATCGCAAATGGCGGGCCAGCTATTGCCGAGGCATTTACAGTATTGGTGCTTGCCGCGGTCGAGGCTTTGGTTACGGCTGTACCAGCAGTCGTGGACGGGCTATTTGTCTTGGTTGACAGTGTCCTTTCGGCGCTGGTCGAACATACACCGACTATCGTAGAGCAGCTATTCGATATTCTGATTGGGATTATTCAGGCTATCACGACGAAACTGCCGGAATTGATTAAAGCCGGCGTGGAGCTGCTGATGGCTTTTTTTGATGGCGTAATCGATGCTTTGAGCGGTATTGACGTAAACGTACTTATCAAAGGAATCGCTGGAATTGGTTTGCTTTCAGCAATCATGCTTGCTCTTAGTGCAGTGGCATCGTTGGTACCAGGAGCCATGCTTGGCGTTCTCGGGATGGGAGCAGTCATTGCAGAGTTGGCATTGGTTCTGGCGGCTGTCGGTGCCTTGGCTCAGATTCCGGGATTGGAATGGCTTATCGGTGAGGGCGGAAATCTATTGCAGGGAATTGGTACGGCTATCGGTCAATTTGTTGGTGGAATTGTCGGCGGTTTCATGTCTGGAGTTTCAAGTCAATTCCCTCAAATTGGTTCAGATCTTTCTGCGTTTATGACGAATGTGCAGCCATTTATCGAAGGAGCTACACAGCTTAATCCTTCTATGCTGGACGGCGTAAAAGCATTGGCAGAAACAATTCTTATTCTGACCGCTGCTGATATTTTGAACGGATTGACTTCCTGGATTACAGGTGGATCTTCTCTGAGCGACTTTGCTACTCAACTCGTTCCATTCGGCGAAGCGATGCGAGATTTCTCTATTGCCATTGCTGGTATGGACGGGGAATTGGTAGCAAATGCGGCTACGGCGGGAAGAACACTTGCAGAGATGGCGGCAACCCTTCCGAATTCCGGAGGAGTCATCGGCTTCTTTACGGGTGAGAACGATATGAGTGCTTTCGGAGCCCAGCTTATTCCATTTGGCGAAGCAATGATGGGATTTGCAAATGCCGTAAGAGGACTGAATGCGGATACTGTAACGAATGCTGCCACCGCAGGAAAGGCTATGGTTGAAATGGCAACCACAATTCCGAATTCTGGAGGCGTGGTCGGTTTCTTTGCTGGCGAAAATGACATGGATGCGTTTGGCGAACAGCTTGTACCGTTTGGCGAGGCGATGATGCTGTTCTCTCAGGCGGTAAGAGGTTTGGATGCGAATGTAATCGTGGAATCTGCTACTGCGGGAAAGGCTTTAATCGAATTGGCAAATACCGTTCCGAATAGTGGCGGTGTCGTTGGCTTCTTTACCGGAGAAAACGACATGGATACGTTCGGGGAAAAGCTGGTGCCGTTTGGTAGAGCGATGAAATCCTACTCTGACGCAATTGCAGGCATTGATGTGGAAGCTGTTACAAATTCCGCAACGGCTGGCAAAGCGGTGGTTGAGCTGGCGAATACGTTACCGAATACGGGTGGATTGGTAAGCTGGTTTACCGGAGACAACGATATTGCAGTCTTTGGTACGAGCTTGGTTTCCTTTGGTAAGAGTTTCGCACAATACTCCGACTATATGAAGGATGTGGATGCGAATATCGTTACTACTACAACCAATGCGGCGACATCCATCGTTGAGCTTCAGAAAAGTCTTCCCAAAGAAGGCGGATGGTTCTCCGATGATATGACGCTTGCCAGCTTCGGCAGCGACATGGCTTCATTCGGAGCTCATTTCAGCAATTATTACAACAGCATCAGTGGTATTGATACGACATTGCTATCCGGAGTAATTACCCAGACAAATCGGCTTGTAAGCATGGCAAATGGGATGGTTGGTCTGGATACGAGCGGTATGACTTCTTTCAGTTCCGCACTAACAACGCTCGGTGAAACTGGCGTAACTGGATTTATCAATGCGTTCAATAATGCAGAATCGAAAGTAACAGCCGCGGCTTCAAGTATGTTGTCGTCCTTCATCAATGGTGCAAATGCGAAGAAATCCGAACTGACAACGACATTCACTACGCTGGTTCAGGCTGTGCTGACGGCAATCAATGGAAAACAGGGAGAGTTCCAAACCAGTGGCTCTACACTTATGGTTAAATTTATCGCCGGTGTACGGTCTCAGGACAGCTCTTCCAGAACAACTTTTACCAATATCGTTAGCGGTTGTTTGACGGTAATACGAAATAAGTACGGGGAATTTACGTCAACCGGAACCCAGACGATGGTGAAGCTTATTGCCGGTGTCAGATCGCAGGACAGTAGTGCGAGGCTGGCGTTTACAAACATTATCAGCGCTTGTCTTACGGTGATTAAAAATAAATATGCGGAGTTTACCTCGACTGGTAGAGAGTGCATGGTTAAGTTTATCGCCGGTGTGAGAAGCAAAGATAGTGAACTCCGAACA